ATCGGCTAATGCAGGGATCGACGTTAGAACGGCTAAGAGATTGCAGGAACAGGTTCCAACCGAGTTTGATTCAGTTATCAATGCGCTTTGGAGAAAAAACCCAAACGTCCGAATGCTTAGAACCCATGATCACGTCGAAATCTCGGATAAAACGGTGGTTGGATCAAACGGTAAACTCAGGGCTTTTGTTTCGGACAAATTCAAGACATTTGACAATCTTCATTTGTTGGAAGCCACGCTACCTCAGTTGATGGAATCTGACGCCGAATGGCAGGTGGTATCTGGTGACATATCGGAGCGTCGAATGTATCTCCGGTTAAAGTCGAATGTTCAGACGGGTGAGGGGGCCGGTGTTGGCGATGTGATGGCAAACGGGCTCGGCCTCTCGAATTCTGAGTGTGGATCGGGTTCTGTTGCTGTTTATCAAATCGCTTGGACTTTGGCCTGTTTAAATGGGATGCAAACTCAAAATAAAACTCGGTCGAGTCATATCACCAGTGCGCGGGATTCTGAGGATTGGGGATTGCTATCGGGTGAGGCCAAGGATGCTGACAATCGCGCCCTAGAATTGAAGGTTCGAGACTTGGTACAGGCCTATGCGAGCCGTGAGAATTTCGATGCGGTTTTAGAGTCAATGCGCTTGGCAAAATTGGATGTTATCCATGGCGAAAAATCCGAGGCCGTCCAGAGTCTGGGAAAAGTTCTACAGCTCACCAAAAAAGAAACGTCAAACGTTCTAGACGGTTTACTCAATACCATAGGCCAGTCCGGTTATGAGGCCGGCTCACCTGTTACCCGTGCTACCTTGGTTAACGCCGTTACGAACGTGGCAAATTTTTCTGATATCGACGAGGTAGACTTATGGCAGAATCGCGGAGGTCAAGTGCTAAACCTTAACCGCAATGACTGGGCCCGTGTCGCAATGGTCGCATAGTCAAAAAAAAATAAGATTTTCCGTGTAGTACTTTGGCCCCCAAAATGGGGGCCTTTTTTTGTGCGCTTGCATGGTTTCGCATTCTAGTTATATAATCGATCCCGTAACATATAAGACAAAGTCAATATTTAACTACACGGGAGTTTTAAAAATGAAAAATAAAAAACCAACGGGCCAGATAATCTATCAAGGGCCGTCAAAATTGGACGGTGCGCCAATTGTAGTAATTGCAATCACGCGCTCTACCAATTCAAAAACCGGCGATATGGTGCAAACTTACATCCTAAAAAATAACGGCGAGCGTCCGACCGTAAACCAACAAACCGGCGCGGACTTTTCTATTTGTGGTGACTGTAAACAGCGACCTTTTAACGGTGGCGCGTGTTACGTGGTGACCGCTCAAGGCCCTAGCATGGTTTATAAATCTTTTTTAAATGGGAATTACACCGACACGGGCGGACTGTTAGAGGCCTCTAAATTATGCACGGGCCGAATGGTTCGACTAGGTACGTATGGCGATCCGGCCGCCGTGCCTTTTATGGTTTGGGAAGAGCTAATAAAAAACGCAAAAGGCCATACCGGTTACACGCACCAATGGCGCTCGATTAATACACGTCAATTAAAAAATCAAGTCAATTTTTTAAAAACTCATTGCATGGCCTCCGTCGATAATCAGGCGGAATATTTAGTCGCAAAAAATCACGGGTGGCGGACGTTTCGCGTGAGGCTGTCAACTGATCCATTAAACAAAAAAGAATCTATTTGTCCGGCGTCCATCGAGGCCGGAAAAAAACTAACGTGTGTGGACTGTGGCGCGTGTAATGGGGGCCAAAAACGTCACGGCGATATTGCGATTATAAATCACGGCTTCAAGTCTAAGCGTTACGAAATACAGCGCGAATTGATACCGGCCTAACACCGCTCACCAATTCCCAAAATGGCCCGCTATTGTGCGGGCCTTTTTTTTGTGTTTATAATTACCCCGCGCACTTATGCGCTTTTATCAACTACACGGAGTTACAAACAATGAAAAATCCAATACAAAAAATTGCAATGTACGCCACGCCGAAAGAATTTAGCGAAGTTATAGACGTGGTAAATCGTATCCCTGACAGCGAGCGAAGCGGGGCCATGATCGCCGTCCGCATGGCCGTTAATTTCTGCTCACGTTTAGTGGATATCGAACTCATGCCGTGGGTTAGATCAGCAATGGGCCAAACCGCCGAACAACAAAAAGCGCACCGGCTTATCCTGTCCGATCGAATCGCCATTGCTGAATCGCTCGAGCGTGGTATCTGTGGCGATTTCGCTAAGGGCCTAGGAAAGTCCTTGATTCATGCTGATAGTGGTAACCTGCATTTAATTACGAAGACATGGCCGGACATTATCATCAAGGCGCACCGGTTCCTAGATAATTCAAAACTTGTGCGTGAAGCCGTCGATAAATAACCGCCCGCTCCACTCACTCCGGCCCGCCATTGTGCGGGCCTTTTTTTGTTTAGCGTATCCGGTTATCCCCCAGGCTTTTACCAATTTTTTTTGCCCGCAGCCGGCGAGATTTTCGCGCCAGCTGCCACCAATTTTCTGCGTAGTGAATCAAGGCCCGACCCGCCGGCCGTGGCCCGTCCCAAACGTACCGTTATCCGTGGCCCGTGGCCCGTGAGGCGTTTAAATCGATCCGGACTAGGTAACCATACCCGCAATGATTTGCGGGCCGTGGTGCGCGTTTTCGTTCATCCTAGGGCATGGGCCGTTTTCCGTGGCCCATGGATCGGATCGGCAGCGGTCATATGGCAATGCACAATCGCTCGGGGCCCCTGTTTATCGGGTCATCCGGTCAATTTCCGCGATTCGTGTTGCGCTGCACCATGCCCACAGACCTACGTCGCTGTCACCGGGTGCAAGGGCCATGTTTTTCACGAATATTTGTCAAAAATTTCATATCATGTTTTACTTGCAAAAAAATTTATAAATTTTATAATTTAGCGCATATATTCCCATATCAATTAATAGAGAAAAGAATGCCCACAACCAGTGACTTAAAAGCAGCCTTGGCCGCTTACAATAAAGAACATAAAAAATTAGAAAGTAAAAAAATATCTAGGATCAAGGAGAAAACGATTAGGAACCTTCCTAAACGGAACAAGGCTTTGAAAGAACAACCCTTGACTAGAAAACAAGAATTGTTTGTCAAAGAGTTAGTGACTAAGGATGGGCAAATAACATTACGTCAGGCTGCGATCAATGCGGGATATTCGGCAGGATCGGCGCACCAAAGAGCGTATGAACTGACTAATCCTCAGATTTGTCCGCATGTCGTTAGGCATATCAAAGCTTATCGGGACGAGCTTGATCACAAATATGGTATTGATTACAAGCGACACATAAGGGATCTGCAGATTATCCGAGATCGAGCCTTGGAAAACGGGGCGTATTCCGCTGCCGTTCAGGCTGAGTATCGACGTGGCCAGGCCCACGGAGACATATATATCAACAAATCTGAAATCAGACATGGTTCTATTGATTCGATGTCTAAAGAAGATGTGTTGAAAGCCCTAGAAGAGATAAAGGAAGGTTATGCCCCGATCACGATTGATGTTACTCCAGAACGAGAAGCCGATTCCGAGGACAGCCCTGAAGAGGGAGAGCGGTCTGTGGAAAACGATGAAGACAGCCTTGGAGAAGAGCGAGAAGAAGATAGAACACACACGCCTTGAAACGTGGGCCATGCCCGGTGTGCCGGACGTGGTGTTGTGTGATGAATCGGGTAATTTTCACTTTGTCGAATTAAAAGCAACGATGACCAATGCGGTTGATTTGAGACCGCATCAAGTATCTTGGTTGAGTCGTCATAAGCATGCGAGTACATGGGTTCTTGTCCTGCGGATCGCGGACCGTGGCTCACGGACCAAGAAGCCCACACCGGAGTCGATATCGTTGTATCGGGGTTCGGAGGCGATGGATTTAAAGTTTGACGGATTGAAGTTTAAGCCGGTGTATCGATCTGATGGTGCGGTTGACTGGGACAGGATATTGGATTTGATATTGAATGTTTCACGTGAAACATAGGCGTTTTGCACAGGCGTTTTGCATAAGCGTTTTGCACAGGCGTTTTTTATAATTTTTACAGGGTCCCCCGATGGATGTAGATTTAAACGCTAACGATAGGGAGCTAAAGCTTCGATTGCGTTTAGCGCAGATTGAGAAGAACGAGTTCTCACAAAATAATTTTATTGGATTTGTTCGTACTGTATGGCCTGACTTTATTGCGGGTCGGCACCATAAGATTATTGCAGAGAAGTTGGAGCGGGTGGCCAAGGGTGAGTTAAAGAGATTGATCATTAACATGGCCCCACGGCACACGAAGTCTGAGTTTGCGTCGTATTTGTTTCCTGCGTGGATGATGGGCAGGAACCCGAAGATGAAGATTATTCAGGCGACGCACACGACGGAGTTGGCGGTGAACTTTGGTCGGAAGACGAAGAATTTGATTGATAGTGACGAGTACAAGGAGATTTTTCCTGAAGTACAGTTGGCTGCGGACAGTAAGGCTTCGGGCCGTTGGGACACAAGCAAGGGTGGGATGTACTACGCGGTGGGTGTAGGTTCTAACCTGGCTGGTCGTGGTGGCGATTTGGTGATTATTGACGATCCGCACTCGGAGCAAACGGCGA